ATACAGCAGGTGTGGCTACAGCAGATGCAGCAATCCCTGAGACAGTAGTAACTGCCAAGGCAGACTTACTCGTTGCCAGTGCAAGCGGTGTGGTAGATAACCTTGCCGTGGGAACTAACGGTCAAGTCTTGACAGCAGATGCAACAGCAACACTAGGTGTCAAATGGGCAGAAAGTACAGGTGGAGGCGCTTCAGTCTCTGACTCGCTAATGCTTATGGGCGGATAACTAACCAACAACTAATAAGGAGAAACAAATGGCAACAACTTACAAGGTGTTGGGACAGTCGAACCCAGCAGCAACGACCTTGACAACGCTCTACACAGTACCAGCTTCAACAGCAACAGTAGTCTCATCTATCTCAGTAGCAAACCTAACAGCAACTGCAGCTACATTCCGCATTGCAATCCGTCCAGCAGGAGCATCTATTACTAATGCTCACTATCTAGGCTATGACATTACAGTCGGTGCATCAGATACAACAATCATTACTGTTGGTGTAACTATGGCTACAACAGATGTGCTATCTGTCTACGCTTCTACAGCCAACCTAGTATTTCAGGCCTTCGGTAGCGAGGTTTCTTAATGACTATCAGTAGCGTCAAGACTGGCGCTATTGGGGATAGCCTGCTCGCAGGCAATCTTGCCTATATGCCACCCTCATTTGAGTCTATTGCTACTGCTACAGGTACAGGATCTTCTGGAACTATTACATTTTCTAGCATCCCTAGCACTTATAAGCATTTACAGATTCGTGTTTTGAGTAAAGGTACTGCTACAGGGGCTGCCGCTTATCCTGCAATTATTAGACTTAATGGTTCTTCTAGTGCTATTTACTCTGAACACTTTTTGACTGGTAACGGAGCAACAGCATCAGCAAGTCCTGGCAATAGCCCATCTACTACTTCCACAACATTGTGGAAGATATCAGCATCTTCTATGACATCTGCGCCTAATATGACAAGCATTATGGGCGTGGCCATTATAGACATCCACGACTACGCTTCAAGTACTAAAAATAAAACTATTCGTTATTTTGGCGGAACAGAGTGCAATGACTCAGGAACAAATGCCTCTTATGTCACTTTAGGTTCTGGTCTTTATGCTGCAACAACTGCTGTAACCTCACTAAGCATTATCACAGACGGTGGCACTAACTTCACTACATCCTCAGTCTTTTCACTATACGGAATCAATTAAGGGGCAACAATGCCATTAACATATGAGCCAATCGCTACCACTACTTTAGGCGTTGCGGCATCAGAAATTATATTTAGTTCTATACCTGGTACTTATACAGACTTAAAAATAATTTTTACTTTTGTACCATCGGCTGGAACTTATCCCTCTCTTCAATTTAATTCTGATACGGGAACTAATTATTCTTGGACAAGACTTAGCGGTGATGGCACTACTGCTGCCTCAGCGCGTGCAGTTACAACATCCTTTATTCGTGGCGGGGTTGGAATAACGGCTACTAATCCAATCTTGTTTTCTGTTGATGTATTTTCCTATGCTAATTCTACATTTAAGACTGCTTTAACAGACACATCCAATGACCAAAATGGAACTGGACGAAAAGATATTGTCGTTGGATTATGGCGAAACACAGCAGCCATTACATCTGTAAGAATTTTTCCTGCAACTGGAAATTTTAATATTGGTTCAACCGCTACTATCTATGGGATCAAAAATGCCTAGTACCTACACACTCATCTCATCCAATGTTCTTGCTAGTTCTGCTGCATCTGTTACTTTCTCTGCAATTCCTGCAACTTATACGGATTTGGTAATAAGGATTAGCGCAAGAACAGATAGAAGCGCGACATCTGATACGACTAAGATGACTATAAACTCAGATAGTTCAACAATCTATTCATTCATAAGATTGCGCGGCGATGGCACATCTGCTACATCTAACCTCAATACTGGCAACACTTTCCTATCAGTAGAAAACACAGACGGCAACACAGCCACATCTAATACATTTGATAGCACAGAGATCTACATACCTAACTATTTATCTACTGTTAATAAGCCAATCTCGACTGTGATTATGCGTGAGGATAACTCCACTGCTGCAACCACTTATAACTCGCTTCAGGCTCATTTATACAGAAACACTAGCGCAATTACTTCTCTATCTTTTGCGCCTTCTAATGGCCCTAACTATGTATCAGGTTCATCTTTCTATCTATACGGCATATCGAAATCATAAGGAGCAACAATGACAACAGCAATCGAAATCAACTGCACTACAGGCGAGGTCACTGAACGTCCTTTGACAGCCGAAGAGATCGCATCTAACGAGGCAGCAGCAGCACAGGCTGCAGCAGAAGCACACGAAGCAGAGGCAGAAGCAGCAGCAGTTGCTGAAGCAAAGGCTAATGCAGAAGCAAAACTCGCAGCCCTTGGCCTAACAGCCGAGGAAATCGCAGCACTATCTAAGTAATTATCAACTAATCAAGGAGTAACTAATGGCTGTTTTTAGCGTAAAGAATAAGACGTACAGTAGAAGCCTCTTGGTTGGTAATTCCGCTTTTATGCCACAGCCAGTAGTTACTGGTGGAACATTAACATCTGATGCAACATACTATTACCGAACATTTACATCTAGTGGGACTCTTGGAGTTTCTGTTGGTACTTTAACCTATGATGTAATTGCTATTGCTGGTGGCGGCGGTGGTGCTGGTGGATCTGGTAGCACCAGTGCTTTTGCTTATGCAGGTGGCGGCGGTGGTGCTGGTGGTGCTGCTTATTCAACATCACAATCAAGTGCAGCCAATATCACTTTAACTATTGGTGGTGGTGGTGCAGGTACTGGCTATACAACCACTGGTACAAATGGAACTAACACAGTTTTTGGTTCAACGACAGCCATTGGTGGCGGTGGTGGTGGTGGTTATGACGTTGCAACAGGCAATGGTGGCTCAGGTGGAGGTGGCTTCGCCTTTGTCAACGTTCCCTCTGAAGGTGGAAGCGCTGGAAGTGCTGGAACCAGAACAGTAGGACAAGGTTTTGCTGGTTCAAGTGGTGCTGCAAATCCTTATGCACCATCTGCTACTGCAGGTGGCGGTGGAGGTGCAGGTGCTGTTGGCTCACAGTCAGCAGGCGGAGCAGGTGCATCTTACTTTGGCACTACATACGCTGGCGGAGGTGCTGGCGGTAACACGACTGCATCAGCCTCTGGTGGTTCTGGTGGTGGTGGTGCTGGTGGCTACAGTGCAAACGGAACCGCAGGAACTGCTAACACAGGTGGCGGTGGAGGTGGGGCAGCAAATGCTGCAGGAGTAACCACAAGCAGAACTGGCGGCACAGGCGGATCAGGAATTGTTGTAGTTCGATACACAAGAGCACAGGTGGGTGGATAATGGCAAACAAAAGTGTAAAGAATAAAACTCGCTCAGGCAGTATGCTTGTTGGTAACGCTTTCTATAATCCAGTAACACCAAATGTTGAATACTTAGTAGTTGCAGGTGGTGCTGCAGGCGGTAACGCTTGGAGTAACGTGAACTTTGCTGGCGGCGGTGGTGGTGCAGGAGGCTATAGAACTGCATCAGGATTTGCTGTTACCGCAGGAACACCAATAACAATAACCATTGGTGCTGGTGGGGCTGGTACAACAAACACAGCCACAAGTCCAGGCGCAAATGGCAACAACTCAGTTTTTAGTACCATTACTTCTATTGGAGGTGGTGGCGGAAATGCATCTAGTGGTGCTGGTGCAACTGGCGGTTCAGGAGGTGGTAGTTTTAATACTACTAGTTTACCTGGATTGGGTACTGCTGGACAGGGAAACAATGGTGGAGTATGTACTGAAGCCACATCTGCTAATAGATTTGGGTCAGGTGGTGGCGGAGGTGCTGGTGGAGTTGGAGGCAATGCTTCTTTTAACACTGGTGGTTTAGGTGGCGCTGGATTATCTAATAGTATAAGTGGTTCGGCAGTTACTTATGCACAAGGTGGTTTAGGCGGTAGTGGATCAGCGTCAGGCGGTGCTGGAACTCCTAGCGTTGGAGCAAACGGAGGCAATAATACTGGAACTGGTGGAGGTGGAACGCGTGATGGAAACGCTACACCTACTTGTACAAGCGGTTCAGGAGGAAGTGGAATTGTAGTTTTGCGTTATGCAGACTCATTTGCACTTGCTACATCAACAACAGGATCACCCACAATAACCACAACGGGTGGATTTAGAATTTATCGTTTTACTGGTTCAGGAAGCATAACTTTTTAAGGAGATATGATGGCACACTTTGCACAACTAGATGATAACAATGTAGTCACACAAGTAATTGTGGTGGCTAATGAAGAACTACTAGACAATGGCGTTGAGTCAGAGGCTAAAGGTATTGCGTTCTGCAAGTCTTTACTTGGTGAAGATACCAAGTGGGTGCAGACTTCTTACAACGGCACAATCCGTAAGCGTTATGCAGGTATCAGTTACACTTACGATCCTGACAAGGATGCCTTCATCACACCTCAGCCATACGGATCTTGGGTACTAGATGCTGACCTTAACTGGCAACCACCTGTGGCTAAGCCAGAAGATGACAAGGCTTATGCGTGGTTTGAACCTAATCAACAGTGGATTGAATTAACAGGCCCAACAAACTAAGGGGAACTAAGTGCCATACGGCGACGACATTACCGAGGGTCTGGTATATACCCTTTCCAATCCAGCAGGTGCTACAAACTACTCAGCAACAGGTGAAGCCTACGATGTAGCAATCGCAGGCTTACCGTTCTTTCTGTTGAACTCTGACGATTCACCATATCGTCGCGTAACAGCGCAGTATCGTAAGCAACAGATTGACCAGAGCCGTGAGCCTGGTGAGCAGACACTGACTGGTTGGTGGCTACGTAGCCAATCCTCTTTCCACTATGGACAAGGCATCAAGTTCTTTGAACCTATCCAGGATGAGTCGCTTCGCTTCCAGTACACAGAGTCTAAAGGTTTAGATGTCTGGACCAAAGGACAGGCAACACTACTCAAGCAATCAGATAGCCAGCACATTACCACAGGTGGCATCAGAACTGATGGTCGTCCGTGGCAGATGATGCGTTCTATTCAGTGGACAAAGAACAGCAACCTTTACAACGGTGTGCTTCTTGCCGATGAGTATGACGTAGACAAGATCTTTCCAGCAATCACTGTATCTATCAACAACAAGGCGCTTACTACAAATGTAGCAACGCTGACCACAACTGCAGCACACGGCCTATCTGTGGGTATGCAGATTACTATTACTGGTGTGGATGCTACCTTCAATGGTGAGTACCGCATCACAGGTGTACCTACAACTACCACTTTTACATATGCCAAGGTTGCTGCCGACGTAGCATCTACTGCTGTATCTCCAGTAGGTACAGGCGTGGCAGATGTTATCCACTTCATTGATTACATATCAGGTACTGACTACGCAGTACACGCTATCTGTGATGATGGTGTCTATGCCTACTGGGTTACTAACGTACTTAATGCTGGAACTCCAAGACTAAGAGTATACAAAAAGTTACTATCGGATGATAGTTCTGTATCGCCTACTCTAATGATTACTGAAAACAGCATCACTGTAACTAACGCTGTTATGGAGTACACCAAAGAACGTATTGTGATGTGTGTCAACGATAAGGTCTATGAGTTTGCTAGTAGCGCAACATCACTACCAGCAGCGGTCTATTCACACAATGACCCAGATCATATCTTTACTAGCATTACATCTAGTGGTGCTGCTATCTACATCTCAGGCTACTCAGGTATCCAGTCCAATATCTACAAGTTTACCTTGTCTACTGCTGGTGCTATGCCTACCCTGACCAGTGCTATCACTGCAGCAGAACTACCAGTAGGTGAGATTGTATTTAAGATTGCCTACTACCTTGGCAATATGGCTATTGGTACTAGCCAAGGTATGCGTATGGCAGATGCAAGTCAACTCGATGGCTCCATTACCTACGGTGCTTTAATCTTTGAATCGCAACAACCAGTCTATGACTTTGGTTTCCGTGATAGATATATTTGGGCTGCCTCTGGCGTTGATGGTCAGGTCGGTGTGACTCGTGTAGATATGGGTCAACCATTAGGTAACCTTCAGTTCCCTTATTCCTATGACTTGTACAACCCAGCAGATACATTGCTTAGTTACACCACAGCCTGTGCTTTCCTAGGAGATACTAACCGCTTAGCATTTTGCAATGCTGGTAATGGATCAGATGGAACTATCTACATTGAATCAGCATCTACCTTATTGGCAGAAGGCTTCTTGCGTACAGGTTATGTACGCTATAACACACTAGAACTCAAGATCTTTAAGTTGATGCAGGCTCGTGTAGATACCACTAACGGTGGATTAAACATTGACTCTATTGACTATGCCGATAACTACTATCGCATTGGTACCTTTGCACAAGAGGCAACTGTTCCAGAGGTTAACATCAACTATCCTCAAGCATCACAAGAGTACCTTGGCTTCCAGTTCACACTAACTCGTTCAACTACCGATAGTTCTAAGGGTCCACTATTTACTGGATACCAGATCAAGGCACTGCCTGCTATCCCACGTCAGCGTTTAATCCAGTATCCACTGTCTTGCTTTGACCACGAATCAGATCACTTCGGGGTTGAGATTGGCTTTGAAGGTTCTGCCTATGACCGTATGAGTCAACTAGAACAGATTGAAAATGTGGGTGACACCATCCGCGTTGAAGACTTTAGAACTGGTGAGTCCTACATCGGACTTATCGAAGAACTTGATTTCAGAAATACAACCCCTTCAGATAAGCGCTTCAGCGGATACGGTGGAACGCTCCTAGTAACCATTAGGACGGTCTAATGCAGGCACAAGACTACGCAACAGTTGCTGTTGCAGTATGCACAATAGTAGGTGGCTTCGGTGCAGCAGTACGCTGGATGGTTAAGCACTACCTCAATGAACTCAAGCCTAACGGTGGTTCATCACTTAAAGATTCAGTCACAAGATTAGAAGAACGTATAGATGACCTGTACCGATTGATTGCAGAGAAATGAGTAACGATGAAACCTGTTGCCAAGAGAGCCACGCCTGCCGCTATTGCTGTCCTTCGACAAGCCACAGCGATAGCACCATTACGCAAGAAAGCATCAGATGGACTACTGCCGAGCAAGGCACACATCCATCAGAGTCCTAACTCTGACCACAATACAGGTTATGCAGTAGACCTAACCCACGATAAGTTGGGTGGCATTGATTGCTTTGCTTTATTCCAACAACTCAAAGCAGACAAGCGTGTTAAGTATTTAATTTTTCAGGGCAAGATCTGGTCAACAGAGCGTGCCTCAGAGGGTGACCGTGTTTACACAGGTAGCAATAAACACAACAAACATCTTCACATCTCGATCAAAGAAGGATGTGGAGACGACACTTCCCCGTGGTTCCCTTGGTTGGGAACACCAAAAGTTGTCGCAAAAGTTAAGGCAGCAGTTAGGCCTTTACCAAAGAAGAAAGAACCAACAAGTCCAAAGGAGTAACAATGGATAAGAACAAGTTAAAGGCAGTAGCAGCAACGTACCTACGTGCTGGTATCGCATCAGTAATCGCTTTATACCTTGCAGGTGTAACAGATCCAAAAGCCCTAGCATCAGCAGCACTTGCTGCAGTTGCAGGTCCACTGCTAAAGGCATTAGACCCAAAGGCAGCAGAGTTTGGACGTGGGTCTAAGTAACCCACTAGCGCGAGGCAATGGCCCTCATCCCTTCGGGGATGGGGGCCTGTTTTTTGTTGCCTAATTTATGCCTGAGTTGTAATCATCTGCCAGGTGGGTCTTGAGTCTGTGGCAATTGGCACATAGTGTCTGTAGATTTGACTGGTCATTGTTAAAGCGATCACCGTCTATGTGGTCTACATCTAACTGACTGATGTGAACTGGCTTGAAGTCACACTGTTCGCAGTAGTCCTTACGGTATGCGTGGTAAGGAGAACGCAGTTTCATTTGGTTGACTTTGTATACGGTATTGCACCTGTATCTACCAGTCAAAGGCTTAGACTTATCCCGCATCTTTAATCTGGTGGGACCACAAACTGTGCACACTCCTGTGCGTTCTTCTTCGTTGATCTCAGAGAGTCTGTGATTCATCTTTATCTACTGGACAAGGGACAGTTACGATGTTGCCACAATTAACACAGGTACCATCAAGGAAGTACCAGACTAGTTCGTGATCCTCAAAGGACGCCATTATAGAAAAGACTTGTGAGCCACAAGGACAGACGTGTACTGGACCCAGACCTCGTAGGTCAGTGCCGAATTTGTCTGGTAGTTTAGCCCTGAATTTCGGCAGCCTTGGTAGACGGAACCGCACAGTCAGTACCATACCATCGTGCCCCCTCGGGGCACCCTGTTTTATTCGCCTCACGGCTCATATTGTAGTAACTAGTAGCGTTGCTAACGCAACGACACGCCGATCTCTAGTACACTATCCAGTATGACAACAATCGCAGCGATAGAAGGCATCGACTATGCAGTACTCGTGGCAGATTCACAGATCACAGAAGATAATCTTGTGACGTTAGCAACTAGTACACCTAAGATCGTTGAGGTTGGCAAGTACCTTATAGGTGTCTCAGGTGATACACGACCAGGAGATATCCTTGCCTACAACTGGAAGCCACCGTTGTATCGTGGTGAAGACCCAGCACAATTTATGGGTAAGAAGATTATCCCAAGTATCAACCAAGCATTTACAGATAACAACTACGACTATAACAAGGTGGACAAAGATGGTGGCTTCGATTATCTCATTGCTTTTAACGGCAATATCTTTCGTATTGCTTGTGATCTCTCTTTTTTCCAAGCAAATCACGGAGCGTATGGCATTGGTAGTGGGGGTCAACTTGCTCTTGGCTACCTGTATTCAATTGTCAAGCCTGATATGGACCTAGCCTACGCCAAGAGACACGCCCGTAAAGCCGTAGAGATTGCGTCGGTACTTGACGCTAACACTGGTAAGCCTTTACAGTTGGTGGTCCAGGAAAGGATGTAGTTATGGAGATTCAAGCAATATCAATGACAGATGAATATGCTGCTCATTACTTTTATGATATGGGTTGGAAGGCTTGTCGCTTAGCCTACAAATTACACGAAGAGGCTAACGATGACAGTAACTGACCCAAAAGAATTACTACTAACTGCACTGCGTGCAGGTGATGCTAAGCGTTCACGTTCTACACAGGTACAGATAGGACCATCAGAGTTAGGTGGCTGTCGTCGTAAGGTCTGGTACAGACTTAACGATCAACCTGAAACTAATGAGAACGAGATGAAGTTAGCAGCGATTATGGGTACTGCTATCCACGCAGAGATTGAGCGAGCACTAGCAGATAACCCAGATGTGATGATTGAAACTGCAGTTGAGTACAACGGTATGAAAGCACACATCGACTGCTTCGTACCTGGTACTGGAGATGTCATTGATTGGAAGACAAGCAAGGTGAAGAACCTTTCGTACTTCCCATCAACACAGCAACGCTGGCAGGTGCAGACATACGGCTACCTACTAGCAAAGAATGGCTATGATGTGAAGCGCGTCTCGCTTGTTGCTATTGCACGTGATGGTGATGAGCGAGATGTCAAAGTACATACAGAAGATTATGATGAGAGCGTTGCACTACAGGCATTGAACTGGTTAGCATCAATCAAGGTAGCAACAGAGGCACCAGATCCAGAACGAGATGCTAGTTACTGTAAGTTCTATTGCAAGTTCTACGATGCATCAGGTGAGATGGGATGCGTTGGTATAAAAAAAGAACATACGGCAGTCAGTGATGTAATCATTGATGATGCTGATATTGACAGGAATGCACTGTTATATCTACAATTAGCAGCGCAGATTAAAGAGTTAGAAAAGCACCAAGACTCTTTGAAGACTTCTTTTGAAGGACTACTAGGCACTACGCATAGTGGAGTGGAAGTCAGTTGGACAACTGTCAAGGGACGTGAAAGTATTGACAGTGAAGAGGTAGAAAAACTACTTGGGTTTGTACCTAAGAAGTCAGGCAGTGAATCACAGCGGTTACAAATCAAACAAACTGGAGGAAAGTAAATGGCTGCAAACGAAAACACAAAGTTCCAGATTAACTATAAGTTAAACGACGGAACACTTATCAATCTTTACGCAACAGATGTAAAGGATTTAGAGACAGGTCTTAACGATCTAGGTATGGTTGCAGCACTTATCCGTACAACAGGTGGAGACCTAACAGGTTACGTCACACCACCAGCACCAGCACCAACAGTTGCATCAGTTGCAGAATCTTTTAACGCAACACCAGTTGCAGCACCTGCTCCAGCAGTTACAGAAGGACAGGCTCCTACCTGTAAGCACGGCAATATGGTGCACCGTACTGGTACTTCAGCACGAGGACCGTGGAGAGCGTGGATGTGTGCCGCACCAAAGGGTGCAGCAGATAAGTGCGACCCTATCTTCCTAAGATAATACGATGCGGGAACCTCGTGAGTACGAGAACCCGCTATGTGCACAGATAGGTGGAGACTTCTGGTTCCCTGACAAAGAGGGAACAGTAAGTTTCAGTGAAAGTCAGTATGCGAAATCAATCTGCAAGGGTTGTACTCATAAGATCGAATGCGCTGAGTGGGGAATCCACAAGGAACAGTTCGGAATATGGGGTGGTCTAGCACCACGTGAACGCCTTGCGATAAGAAGAGTTCGCAGAATAAATCTTGGAGGGGATGAGGAAGTTGCTTGATCTAAAGAGGGCGCTAGGCACTAGCACTACTAAGGCTGTGCCATTGCCTGATGTATGGACTTCGTTGTCTAGTCAGTCCATCAAGTTTAGACGAGGGCAAGTATGTATGGTTGCTGCTGCACCTAATGCTGGTAAGAGTATGTTTTCTCTTGTCTATGCAATCAAGGCAAAGGTACCAACACTTTTCTTTTCCGCAGATACTGATACTGCTACAGTGCTAATGCGATCTGCAGCGCAGGTCTCAGGGCACACACAGTTAACAGTTGAATCCAATATGGATTACAAACCTGACTACTACGCTGACCATCTTAGTAAGATGTCACATATACAGTGGGTCTTTGATTCAAGTCCATCATTAGATGACATTGAATTAGAAATTAAAGCCTACGTTGAACTGTATGGAATAGCACCTGAGTTAATTATCATTGATAACTTAATGAATGTTGCTGCCGAAACAGACAATGAATGGGCAGGGCTACGTGCAATTATGATGGAGTTGCACGATATGGCACGCAAGACAGAGGCTTGTGTCTTAGTACTCCATCACGTATCTGAACAGTCAGAGTACGGTTCACCGATGATGCCACCACCACGTCGTGCGATCCACGGTAAGGTCAGTCAGTTACCTGCACTGATACTTACATTGGGTTATGAACCAGGTCAAGGTGGAGGTATGTTGCGTGTGGCTGCAGTGAAGAATCGCTTCGGTCCACACACAGCAGATGCCTCGAAATGGGCTACACTATTTGTTGACTTTGCTTCCTGTCAGATTGGAGATCAAGATGCACAAGGCAGAGCATACTTGCGAGGCTAATGGCTAACAAGAATGGACGTAAAGGTTCTCAGTTTGAGACAGATGTAATGAAATGGCTACGCAATGCGGGAGTTATGGCAGAACGTTTGACTAAGGCTGGGGCAAAGGATGAAGGGGATATGGTTGTTATCATATCTGGAGAAACCTACATCCTTGAACTCAAGAACAGGCAGACCCTTTCCCTGCCTGAGTTCTGGAGAGAAGCACAAGTTGAGGCGCTTAACTACGCAAAGGCACGAGGTATCGGGGAAGTCCCTCTGTCTTACGTTGTAGTTAAGCGTCGCAACGCATCAATAGATCAGGCTTGGGTAATCCAAGACTTAACTCAATGGCTAAAGGAGAAACAATAATGCCAGTACCAGGTGGAGAAATAACAACGTCAGAAATACTAGTACCAGTAGTAGAAGAAGTGGTTGAAGATTCAACTACTGAAGAAGAGGCAGATGATAGTACGCCTGAGCAGGGATGAAGTAAGAGTTTGTACGCTGCTTGCTACAGAGCGTTGGCTTGCTAAGTATGGTTCTGTAGACAGACCTAACTATGCAGAGGGTAAGAAGAACGGCTACTTAGAGCACGAACTTCTTGCCAATGTGCGAGCCAACGTATCTGAGTGGGCGGTTGCATCTCTTACTGATACTGCTTGGAATGTACCGTGGTATCCCAATGAACTACATCCTCGTCGTGCTAAGTTGCCTGATGTGGGTGTTAACTTTGAGGTACGCACGGTACGCACACGTGATTCAATTCCATTTTGGAATAAGGATAACGGCAAGATCATAGTAGGCACAAAGATTCTTGATGAAGATTATTACTCAGAGGTTGAAGTATATGGTTGGTGCAACCCTGAAGAGTATGCAAAGTCCCAGTACAGGGATGAAGCCATCGGTGGATGGCGTGTACCAGTAACAGAGTTGAAGGAGTTCTAATGATTTGCAATAACTGTATGGATGCAGGTGTAGAAAATTCTATAGCCCATTACAAACGTGCTAGTAAGTATCACGATAAGTGCAATGACAAGGGGTGTGTATGCCAGCACAAGACTGGTCCAGGGTACGTAAAGCGGGCGGGTTCAAAGGTCCCGTTGATGCAAACACAATCCCCATAGGAGCAATCGTTCTTCACTACGGTGGAGAAGTAAGAGAGGGTAGGAGCGCATCTGTTAGGTGCTGCATCCACCCAGACAAAAGGCGTAGTGCTGTCATCAATACATATGACAACTTATTCTTTTGTCACACCTGTGGAAAGGGTGGCAACGCAGTAAATGTTGTCAGTATCATAGAGAACTTGGAGTTTAAGGATGCACTCAAAAGAGCAATTGAAATCACTGCTGGAAGCGGTCACACATTACAGCAAAAGCCTGGACGAAAGGGCGCTGGCCTACCTCGAAGGACGTGGGATCTCTGAAGATGTTGCCCAACAGTTTTCGTTGGGTGTTGTAACAGACCCTATCAATGGTCACGAAACGCACGCGGGCTGGCTTTCTGTGCCCTATCTGACTGCACTTGGTATGTGCGTGGGAGTAAAGTTTCGCAGGCTAGATGATGGTAAGCCTAGATATGGTGCACCAGCAGGACAGAAGGGTCACCTATATAACGTTGCTGACATCACCATTGATTCACCTGTTGTAGTTGTATGTGAAGGTGAGTTAGATGCGGTGGTTGTATCAGGTATCTTGAACCTACCAGCCGTCGGAGTACCAGGAGTACAGGCTTGGAAGCCACACTTTAATAAGTTATTTACAGGCTATGACACTGTGTACATAGTCGGTGACAATGACATCAAAGAGGATGGCACTAACCCAGGTGCTGAGTTCTCTCGTCGTGTGTCACAAGAGGTAATGAACTCACGTATAGTATCATTGCCCGCATCAATGGACATCAATGACTTCTATCTTACACACGGTAAAGATGAGGCGTTGAAATTATTTGGAGGCGTTTAATGTATGACAATGACCGAGAGCGAATGGGTCACGATGCTACAAACTTTACAGCATATGGGCTTCCGAATCCTCAGCCACGATCTATCACAGGAAACCATCTTAATAAGTCCGATACCGACAAGGTAAGTAATGACTTTATCATTGATGTGTGGAGCATATTAGATAGCGCAGGCAACCTGCTTATTAAGAAGCACCACGATTACGGCCCAACTAACATTAGTCTGTCCCCTGGTGGGCCATTGAATGGTCTGCGTGTACGTATGCACGACAAGACTGCACGCATCAATCACTTGATTGATAGCGGTGCAACACCTGAGAATGAATCGTTACGTGATTCCTTTATTGATCTACTTAACTACAGTGCCATTGCACTGATGGTATTAGATGGAACTTGGCCTCGTGACTAAGCCACACCCAATACTAGATGACCTAGTACCTAGCGTGGTCACCATTGTGCACCGTCGCTATCGTAAGTATGTAGATCGTGCTGACCTAACGCAAGAAGCATACGCTTGGCTGATGACACGTGTGTCCTACTTCAATGGGTTACTTGCAGAAGAGGATGATACTAAACGTCTTATCAATCAGAAGCGTATTGCATTTCAGATGAGGCGTGGCATTGAACGCTATGCCCGCAAGGAGAAGGCTACAAGGTCTGGGTATCAAACCAATGATGAGTCCTTCTATGATGTGACTACCATTGCACAGTTGTTACCATATGTTATCGCAAGCGTGGTCAATGATACTGCTATCGAACAAGCACAGAACCTAGTCAATGATGGCACACCACGCAAGCCCGCTGCACCAGCAGAAGGTGGCAACCTGTTAGCCACACTCATTGATATCAAGAAGTCTTATGAGTTACTAGAAGAAGATGAGAAGAACATCCTGCGTCTTAGATACCACGAGAACTACACACTGCAACAGTTAAGTGAGGCAACAGAGTGTGCTATCTCTACCGCTGATCGCAGATGTAGCAACGCACTGCGTAAGATACTTAACTTTATGGGAGGGGAATCACCTTATCAATGATGTACGACTACAACTGTCCTGACTGTAAGGCAGAACTTACTATTGAACGTAGCATCCACGAGCAACCACGTGAGCCATCCTGCTTTGAGTGCCACATACCTATGGTACGTAAGTGGGATGCACCATCCATTACATTTAAGGGTAAAGGATTTTACTCTACTGGTGGATAGTGCTATGCTTTAATCACTGACAGGCGACCGCCTGTTGAGTGCTGGCAACAAGCCTTAGTCTTAATTGACTAGGGCTTTTTGTCTTTGCAAAAGCAAAGAACCCCACCGCAGGAAGGGTTTGCGGTGAGGTTCGTTGTCGCCCGAAAGGAGGATGCGATTAAAGTGTATCAGTACCAGCCTCTTCTGTCGCTATGTTGGAGAGCGCGACACGCAGATTTTCCGTAGCGATGACCAAGGTATCGTAAACCGTGAAGGATTTGAAGTTCAGGTTGTCCACTACGTTCTCTAAGGAGTTGAGCAATTCCGTAAGCCGTGCTTCTTGGGTTATCTGCAAGGTGGTCAAACCTACTTTCACGGGTCCATAAGGTGACAAGACACCTGATCTGCTGCTGGTTGTATCCGAGTGCTCGTGCGTAACTAATTGCAAGTGCCTTGTTCTCACGCTTCTCCTCCATCGTTGCCTTCGTCCGTGCTTCTATGTATGTTTTCTTTGAGGATAGGTGCACCTCGTCCGTCTGCTGTGCGGATACGAACACCGACAACAGGAACAGTATTACCGCTAAGGTCAAGCCACGTTTTGCCTTCTTGTTCATCTGTCTTCTTCTCCATTTCGAGCAACTGCTTATAGGTATCAGGGTAAAGATGAGCAAGGCGTACTAGCGCACGATCTCTTGCCCTTCTGTAGTTACGTTGGCGCACTGCTTGGTTAGCAGCACCGCGCAATCTCTTATTCTCTGCCTCCATTATTTGTCTTGTCCTCCCATACAATTAGAACATAGGCTATCAGCATTATGACCGCTATCCCTATCCAGTATGTCATTGTGCACCTGCCATTACTGCGAACACAATCTTTGTGATGTCAATGGGTTCGATAATCAATCGTGCATCCTCTTCCCCTGCTTCCCAGCAGGACACCAACAGGCGTGAGTTCAAGGGTGATTGGCGTAGCCATTGGACTGCGCTATGCGGATCTTCCCCGCCCCATACTGCGTTGCCTTCTGCCGTTGCTATCTCGTAGAAGTTTACCAGTTTATTCTTTGGGTGGAATCCCACCACATTGTCCTCAGTTGTCATCACTTCCTCCTTCGTTGAATGTATCTACCATAGACAGGGCGTAGGTCATACGCATTAGGTTCATCCCTGCCTCCTTCTCTGTGTCTTCATCTTCAATCTGTATCAGCGCAAGGTCACGACATAGATCAGCCTTTGCACGCCAGTACTCTACCGTAGGTTCAGACATTAGAATCCTCCTTCAGTACGCGACCCTTAAAGTCACTACTGATTAACTTAAATACATCCTCGCCAGTAGATAGTGTCTCCCAATCCCAATCTTTAGGGTTGCCGTCATAGGTTTCAATCTCTAGTGTTACTAGCCACTTATCCTTCATCTTCCACACCTTCCTTGATTACATCATTGATGGTCTTGTCCACCTTGTCCGTAGGTAATTCGATCTTAGATAGGGCTTCACCTAGCGCCGTGCGCCAGTTGGTTGCCTGCCCTGTGGATAACTGCTTAGGCTCATCGCCTGCAAAGTCCCACAGTTCCACGTCATACTGCTTGTTGGCGGGTGCAATCACTACAGTAAATACAAACTGCGCCATCTTATCCTGCTCACTCATCATCTTCTCCTTTGGTTATCATCTTCTCCAACCAATAAGCCACGGTGACTATTGGAATTCCATATACTAACAGCAAACCCCACAAAACTACCGCATCATTCATTGTCTTCTCTTTCGCACTCATCACAAGCACACCGCAAGACTACCCAATCCCCGCCGTCGTATCCTTCTCCTATCGCTAGGTATTCCTCTCGCGTGAGCCAGAAGAAGGTGCTGTCATCTTCATCTTCTAGTTGCTGTGCGTTTGGTTCTATCTGCCCCTCATCCAGCACACCGAAGCGGTGTAACTCTTCTTCTTTGCTATCCTTCCATTGGATTAAGAATCTCACGCCGTCTTCTCCTCTCTCAATATCTGCGGGTGATTCAATAGCCGTCTGACCTGCGCCAGTTGATCTATTCTGCCCTGATAATAGTTGCGGTCGTTTGCCTCCGTGCTAGTGCTCAACCTTTCAAGCACCCATTCTGCCTCTACATTGAGGAACTGTTCCAAATCTTTCACGCCACGTCCTCCTTCTTCTCTGCAATCAATAGCCCTGTATGTATGCCCGCGATCAACTTGCGTAGACTGTGCGCTGCTTCTGCCTTGCTTCCGCCTAGATAGTCGCTGAATCCGCGTGGCTCCCAGTGTCCTGAGCCGTACTTACTGCCTCCTGTAAAGTGGACGCGCCAGGCTCGCCCGTATGTCTTGCTTCCCTCTTGTAATACTAGGTGCGGGCGCTTCATAGATTCATAAGGCGCATCTTCCACCACTTCACCCTCAAACAAGGGTTCGATTAACTTCTCCAAAACTGCCACAAGACTGCGAACTTCTTCAATTGTGGTTTGCATTACTTGCCCTCCTCTCTGTCGCAAGCGGGGCAATAGCCTCGCGCCTGTTGGTTTGGGTGATAGCCGAATCTGTGCCCCTCTAGATACAACTTCAAGACAGGGTCTTGAATCGCCACGGGTATCCCTTGGTCGTAAAGGCTTAGCGCCTCTTCTCTTGTCATTCTCTGCCCCCTTCTAGTAAGAACTCGGTATAGTAGCCAGCCTTGATATCGTTTTGAATCCATAGTTCCGCGCTGTGGCACCACTTGCTCACGTCTGCCGTGATCGCGTTGCCGTTCCTCGTGATCGTGTAGCGGGTTCCTTCTGCCTCAATTGTGTCGCCGTTGTTGATGTTCTTCCACTTTGCCATTAGTTTGCCCCCTTAACGTGTAAGTGAATTGTCTCAACGTTGCCTTCATAGCCGAAAGCCTTGTACCTTGCGAGGTATTCGTTAGCGTCGAACTTATTTTGAAAGAACATCTCGCGCCCGTTGCCGTTCCAATTCATAATTGTCACGCGGTATCCTCCTACTACTAGCCCATAACTATCTTGTGTCGTTGCCATTCTAAGCCCCTTCCTGAGCCTATCTGATGACCTCATCAGCACCCGCCTTACGGGTGGACGGGCTTGCGCCCGTTTCGGTCTAGACCTCGCAATCGTGCCCGTAATACCATTCTCCCGCGTCGTCCTCGTCCATTAGGTTGAAGACTCTCGCACATTCTACGCATCTCGCCTTAGTTTGAATCGTAATCATTACTTCCCCTCCTTCCACATCTCGGGGGCGATAGCCCCTAGCCCTGCCCCGATTAAGCCCCATTCCACTAGCAGGCTCACTACATTGTCGAACTCTTGCTCATTCTGCATATGGTCAATTAGATCTAGGACAAGATGCCCTGCCTGCTCGTCTGGGTTGTAAATCATTACTTCACCCCGCAAGCGGTAAGGAAGCGGGCGCGGTCGAATCTAGGGTTATCATTCTGTAATTCTGTGGCTAGATCTTCCGCCATTCTTGCGAAGTGGATGAATGTTGCTTCTGTTGATGATGTTGCATTCTTGTTGATAACTTCTGCTAACATTACATAGTCTTTACGGGTCATTCTTCTATCTCCTCTTAGGTTAGTTCAAACCGTTTGGCTTGATAAGAGAACAATATGCGGTTGTCTACCGTATGTCAAGCGATAACAAGGGTATTTTGATAACGATTTGATAACGATTGGCTGAATGATTCCTGAGAATAACAAGGTGCAATCGTGTCGATATGTCGACAATTCAAGAGGTGTTCGATAGTTGAATCTTCAATTACTTTATTACTCGTGAGTAACTTAGTGGGTAGACAATTGTTAAGGATATGTCTAAGTCTATGGGAAGAGTTTATTATTGGACAGATGATGATGATGTGTAGATCCGCCAGAAGTAGAGCCCGCCCCCTGTTTTGCTATAAAGTTATCCACAAGGTTATCCACAGGCTGTGGACAGTTGGCAACGCGGTCGGGCGTGGCGCAAAAGGGCACCCCCAGGTGTTAAGTTCCACGGCGGACATACACATACTCCCACAAAAGAAATTTGCGCTAAAGTGAGATCCCCGTAAATGTCCTAGTTTGTACACATATTTATGTGACCTTGGTAACAAAACGAAAATAAAATCTACCGTAGACGGGAAATCGGTTATTTTTCCTGCCTTATATATAGTAGGGAGTAAAACGAACTAGTACTAGTTTTACGACCGATACTCGCTACGTTGGCACTACGCGAGTCCCCCTAGGACGAGCACCAACTTACCCCTCGCTACGCTGTGGCTTGCTCGGGCGTTAAGCCCGAAACGGTTACTGAATTTAGTGGGGATAGTTCTATCTCCAGTATAGAGATCTTCCCCTCCAGTATAAAATTTTTTTCGCGCCTTCGGCGCTTTATTAGAGGAGAGCAGATGACGGAGAAGTCCAGTGACATCGCCAAGCGTCTGATCCTTTCAGGTGTAGCAGAAGGTCTAACCATCGAGGCAGCCACGGCTGCATCTGGTAAATCCTATAAGACCTACGAGTACTACCGCAGGACCGATAAGGTCTTTGCAGACAAGATGGACCGAACACGGCTAGGTTTGAAGGATAAGAACTTTGCCTCATCCGATGTCCACGACCTAAACTTTACAGAGTTCCGTGAACGCTACCTACACTCTAAGACCTTTGCCCATCAGCAGAACCTGATAGATGTAATCGAGGGACGAGAACCTTCCTGGCTACATCCCAGTATGAAGTACGAACCAGGGCTGGCTAGTAACCGTATCCTTATCAATATCCCGCCCAACCACGCCAAGTCGATGACGGTGACAATTGACTACGTTACCTGGCAGGTGTGTCAGAACCCTAACTTTCGTGTGCTGATTGTCTCTCAAACTCAGCAACTAGCAGCAGACTTTCTCTACGCCATCAAGCAACGCCTGACTCATCCTAACTATGAAGCACTGCAACAGGCTTACGCTGCTGGCGTAGGGTTTAACTCTAAGACCGCTTCTTGGCAAGCAACCCGTGTGACCTTTGGTGATGAACTGAGAGAATCCTCAGAAAAAGATCCAAACATCGAAGCCGTCGGTATCGGTGGTCAGATCTACGGTAAGCGTGCAGATATGATTATTGTAGACGATGCGGTGACATTAAAGAACGCTAACGAGTTTGAGAAGCAAATCCGTTGGTTAACCCAGGATGTGCGTTCCCGTCTTAACCCTACTGGTAAGTTAATCATTATCGGTACCCGCGTTACAGCAATTGATCTCTACAAAGAACTACGCTCCGAAGACCGCTACCCTGGTGGACTGGTTCCGTGGAAGTACTTGGCTATGCCAGCATTACTGGAGACACACGAAGACCCCGACAAGTGGGTTACCTTGTGGCCCGCATCCGATGCTCCCTTTGATGGGCAGATGGAATCAGATTTGAATGAGGACGGACTATACCCTAGATGGAATGGTCGTAACCTTTACAATGAACGACAAGCAATGGATGCATCTACCTGGGCGTTGGTTTACCAGCAGCAGGATATATCAGATGATGCAATCTTTGACCCAGTATGTGTGCGAGGTTCTATAGATGGTATGCGTAAAGCAGGTCGCTTGGTTCCTGGTCACCCAGGCCATCCGCGTGACCTTAGTGGCTTTTCAATTATTTGTGGTCTTGATCCCGCTATGGTTGGTGATACAGCCGTCGTTTGTTACGCTATTGATCGGGTTAGTCATAAACGCTATATCGTTGATGCTATTAAGATTACTCGTCCTACGCCTGCTGCAATCCGTCAGATAATCTTTGACTGGACTGCGCTCTACCAGCCTACCGAATGGATTGTAGAAAAGAATGCTTTCCAATCATTCCTTACGCAAGATGAGGGAATCCGTCAAAACCTGGCCTCTAGAGGAGTGCTACTGCGGGAACACCATACTGGATCCAATAAATGGGATTCAGGCTTTGGTGTTGCATCAATGTCAACTTTGTTCGGCACCAAGCAGCACGATGGAAAGCACCACAGAGACAACCTTATTCATTTACCTTCTGACCAAACTGAAAACATTAAGGCGCTCATCGAGCAACTAATTACCTGGTCACCTACTACTAAGGGTAAGACCGATATGGTGATGGCACTGTGGTTCTGTGAGATCAGAGCACGCGAGATGCTTAACCAAGGTATGCACAAGACGCACCATATGAAGAATCCATTCCTGTCTCGTAGTGAGATAGGCAAACGAACAGTTATCAATATAGATGAACTGCTCGCAGAAAAAGATCGCACATTCATCTAAGGAGATACCAATGGCATACAACCCAGATAATTACATCAATGGTGTTGACCAGCGCACTGTAGCGCAGCAGCGCAAAGATGAAAAAGAACAGGCTATGAAAAGAGCAAGCAAGTTAAAAGAAGGTATGCGTAAGCGCATATTAAATGTAAAGACTAAATCTCCTTCAGCCACTGATGTGCAATCGGGCAAAGTTAGCGGAGCAGTTAAGTCAAATAAATCAAAGACAACCGTTAAGGAGAAAGCAATGCCAGTAACAAAGAAGGCAGCAGCAAAACCAATGGCTAAGCCTGCAGTAAAGGCTCCTGCTAAGACAACAACTAAGGCACCTGCTAAAACTCCTACGCCTAAAACTACAAAGAAGCCAGAGAAGATGACTCCTCAAGATGCAGCAATGAAGAAGATTCTTGAGAAGAAGTACGGCAAGATCTATGGCTAAGAAGAAAGATAGCAACGCCAAGAAGGTTGGTCGCTTTGTAGCCAACGAGATGCTGGGCATTGATGATGCTAAGCGTGCATTTAATAAAGCCAAAAAGGGTGACATCAAGGGTGCTATCAAATCTGCAGCAACTGCAGCATTTGAAGCAGGCACAACAGTATCTGGTGCAGGTCTTGCAGCAAAGGCTGGTGCCAAGATTGGTGCAACTGCTGGTAAAGCAGCAGCAAGAACAACCTCTAAGAAGGTTGGCAAAGAAGTTTTGAAAAGTTCTAATAAGGCAAGAGGTTCTGGCTCTATGGTTTATCCAAAGCCAGCAATGGGTAAGAAGACAGCAACTGCTCCTAAGCGTGATGTTGTTGTCAAAACAGACGACAGAGTAATTCCTATTAAGGATAAAGGTTACATCAGCAAGACTGGTGAAAAGTCAATTAAGACAAACACTAGAAAGCCTACTGTTCGACTTGTAGAAAAAGAAGTTACACGCGATATGGCAAATATGCGTACCGCTCAATCTAATAGATTACGTTATGGAAATGCAAAAGCAGATGCTGCTCGTGCACGCGAGGCATCAGTAAAGGCTTCAAAGAAACCAACAGCGGGTAAAATCGTAGGTGGTGCTGCTGGCGCTGCAGCAGGTGCTCCAGCACGTGCAGCCGTAACTAATTCTAATAAGAAAAAGAAGAAGTAAGGAACTCAATTGTTATCAACTAAAGAGGTAGTAGCAAAGGTAGCACGTCTACAAACACGCTACTCCGCACGTGACCAGAGAATGCGTGATGTGCTCTCTGTACGTCAGGGAGATATTAGCAAGGTTTACCCTGCAATGTTTTCTGAGGAATACCCAAAGCCTCTAGTTGCTAACTTCATTGACGTAGCAGCACGTGACCTTGCAGAAGCAATGGCACCGCTACCATCATTTAACTGTGCTGCAACCAATATGGTTTCAGACTCAGCACGCAAAGCAGCAGACACACGTACTCGTATTGTTAACCATTACATCAGTGCATCTGAACTACAAATTCAAATGTATACTGGTGCTGATTGGTTTAACACCTACGGTATGTTGCCAGGCATTGTAGAGATGGACTATGAAACCAATAATCCAAGAATACGTCTGCTTAATCCTTTTGGTACTTATCCTGAGATTGATAGATTTGGTCGTACCATCTCGCTCACGCAGGTAATGGCAACTGATGCTGAAACACTTGCAATGCAGTACCCAGAGTTCTATGACCAGATTATGCCAAAGAATGTTTACTCTCCTGGCTCACCTTATGTGTCACTAGTTCGCTACCACGACAAAGACCAAGATCTAATCTTTATCCCAGAGCGTAAGAACCTAGTACTCTCAAACATTCCAAACCCTATCGGTAAGTGTATGGCATACGTTGCTATGCGCTCATCTATCGATGGTGAAGCACGTGGACAGTTTGATGATGTTCTATCGGTTCAACTTGCTCGTGCTCGCTTTGCAGTACTACAGATCCAAGCAGCAGAGAAATCTATCCAAGCACCTATTGCTATTCCACAAGATGTGCAAGAACTTGCACTTGGCCCTGATGCGATTATGCGTTCTGCAAACCCACAAGGTATTCGCCGTGTTCCTTTGGAACTACCACCTGGAGTCTTCCAAGAGTCAGGTGTACTAGAGCGTGAACTACGTTTAGGTTCTCGTTACCCAGAGGTTCGCTCAGGTAACATCGATGCATCTATCGTTACAGGTCGCGGTGTACAAGCGCTACAAGCAGGCTTTGATACACAGATCAAGTCAGCACAAGCACAGTTTGCTCGTATGTTCACAGACCTTGCTTCTCTTTGCTTTGAAGTAGATGAGAAGATCTTTGGCTCTATGCAGAAAGAAATTAAGGGCGTAGACGACGGTACTCCATTTAATATGAAGTACATCCCATCAAAGCAGATTGATGGTAACTACGGTGTAGATGTTCGCTACGGCATTATGTCTGGTATGGATCCAAACCGTGCCATCATTGCTTTACTACAAATGCGTTCAGACAAACTCGTATCTCGTGACTATGTACGTCGTGAGATTCCAATGGAGTTAAATGTAACGCAGGAGGAACAACGTGTTGATATCGAAGAAATGCGCGATTCTTTGCGGGTGGCTGTTGCTCAGTATGCTCAAGCCATTCCAGCCCTTGCAGCGCAAGGTCAGGATCCTTCGCAAATCATTACGCGTATTGCAGAAGTTATCCAAGGTCGCCAAAAGGGACTCCAACTAGAAACTATTATTGGTAAGGCATTTGCGCCAGAACCTGCGCCAGAGATGCCAGTAGCACCAGAACTAATGCCAGGTGCACCTCAAGTTCCAGCAGCGGGGGCACTCCCTGCCCCTGCCTCGCAGCCAACTCCAGAACAACCAGGAGGCGCACCCGCTGCTGCTCAACGTCCAGATATAGCAAACCTACTAGCCGCCATTGGCGGGGCAGCATAAAGAGGGGGTGTAAATATGAACAAAGGATCACGTGCAGCAGCACCAATGTCAAAGCCAGTTGAAGGCAAGAAGGATACTTCTAAGCCAGCAGGTGGCAAGGTAGTACCATCAATGATGCCAGCAGGTCGTCGCGGCAACGCGGTAAAAAAGGGTTAATATAATTCTAATGAAAGGTACTGGGCGTGGATAACAATAACAATGATGTTCCGCGTCCAGTACACTTCGCTGATTTCTTAGTTACCCTTTCAGGACTTGCACACAACATTGCATCATCTGTATCTACATTTACAGAAGAGATAATGGAAATAGCAATCTATAACGCTAATAGAAACTCTAAAGTCAATAAGGCTTGGGAGCAATTTACAAATGATTTAGAAAAGATACAGGAGGAAACCGATGGCAGATAACCCAATCAGGGGCGTATCAGGTCCTGGCAAATTCTCTGTACGTACAGATTTACCAGCATCACAAAACTACGGTGACCGTAAGGCTATGGCAGAACAAATAGCAGGAGCACCTACCGCTAGAACAGCAGATGTTCGCGGATTACCTACAGGTCAAGTTCAGGCTGCAGCACAGGCTGCGCCGCAAGCACCTGTCACAGAATTATATGCACCAACACAACGTCCAGATGAACCAATCACATCAGGTGTTGCAGTAGGACCAGGCCCAGGACCAGAAGTAATGGGCTATGCAGGTCAGTCAGAAAAACTATCTGACATTCTTTCTCAAATGCTTCCATACGATACAGATGGTGAAATAGCAATCCTTTATCAGCAAGCCGTATCTAGAGGTCTGTAATGGCAGAAACGCCAAAGAACTCTAACTTATCTCAGGCTGCATTTCGTGCAGGTCTTAATCCGTCACAGACTCGTCAGATCGATGGTCTTGCATCAGCGCTATCTACACACCAGCGCTTATCGGATTTGCCTAAGCAATACGCAGTCGAAGAGTTTAATAAGTTACCTAACAACAAGAAGCAATCTCTTGTATCAATGACTGGTACTAGTAAAGCAGATGACGACCCAGATCGTTCTTGGCTTGAATCTGGTGCACACTATGCGTTCTTACCTTTTAAGACTGCAGCAAAGACTTTATTTGATGTGCTTGATTATGCATCAGATACGATGACTCGTGTCTACCGTACTGGTGCTATCGCTGCAAATGAAAACATTAACTTTGGTGATGCCTGGGGTAAGGCTGGTCGCGATGGTGAGAACGTGTTCATCCAAGACCGCATTAACACTGCAACATCTCGCTATGGCGCAGCACGTGTAAACGTTGCAAAGCGTATTGCTGCAGGTGTTGCTCCAGAGATTATCTTTGCAGAAGCACAGAACGAAGAAGAAAAGCAGATTGCCGCTCAAGCACAACAGAGCGAAACTGGCGACATTATGGATCCGCTACTGCGTGATGCAGTCGCAGAAGTAAACGCTGCTAAGTATTCTCCAGGTCGTCAGATTGCAAACTTATTCTTAACTAAAGACCTAGAAGGTCAAGGTCCACTATATTCTTGGATCTCAGGTTCAGTAGATGCAACCTACCGTTTGTTTATGGATCCAACACTTGCTCTAGGCAAGGCACGCAAGGTTTACCTTGGTGGATCACAGGCTCTTAAAGTTACTGGCAAGTATGCAGCAACTGCAAAACTTGGTAGCGCTGAGAAGGTATCTAAGTATTTTGATACTACAGATATCTTTGGTACAAAGAATGTACAGAACCTATGGACAGATTACACAGATCGTTTTACTAAGTATGCTGCTGCAAAGAACTCAGGCAACAATGATGAGATCGTTAAAGCACGCACAGCACTTAATGACCTTGCACCAGAACTACAGGATGACTTTATTCTTTCCTTCAAATCTTTTGGAGATAAAGAGTTCGGTGGTGTCTGGAACTTAGATACTGCTAAGGCTTATCTATCAGATGCCTCAAAGGTTGAGTCTATGCTCTACGGTCAGGCTGGTGCTCGCATTAAGTTGGCACCACGTATGTCTCCTGCACGCAAGGCACGAGTACTTGCTTTGACTACAGGACGACGTGTATTTGATATCGATAAAGATTCTCGTGCTCTTATCGAAACTATGGAACTAACAGATGATGCAGCATTGCTTCAGGCTGTTGTAGGTACTGAGACATTATCTCCAGTAGAAGCAAGTGCTTCATTTGCTGGCAAGATTATTGAAGGTCGTCAGAACATCAAGAAGTTTACTCCAGAGTACTTCGCTAATCGTATTGATCGTATCAAAGCGAAGTTCACACCTATTGCTTCCCTGATAGATGATGAAGCCTTTGACCACGCATCAAAGACAGCACCACAAGATTTCTTCCGTTACTCACGTATGGCACTAGGTTCATATCACGCTAAGGCATTTACTGAGATCTATGCATCAGCAGATTTAGGTCAACGCAAAGCAATGATGAAGGGTATCCAATTAACAGTTGGAAACCTTATCGGACTAGACAAGACCGATGGTGGACGTAAGTTGCTTAGGGCTATGTCAGATGATGCTTACGCAGGTGTTGCATACTCAGCACGTGGTGCAGATGGTGCTGTTCCTTCAGTAGTCAACGGTATCGATAGTGCACTATATCCTGCACAGACATCTAACCTATCTCGCGTTATTGGTCTTCGTGATATGCAACGCTTTGCAGGTCGTGAGAGTTTCTTTAGTAGAGTTTTAGGTGTTCAGTACAGCGCTGCTGCAGATGGTGTAATTGATGCCTGGACATTTGGAACTATTGCTGGTCCTCGTTTCCCAGTACGTAACGCTATTGAAGATTACACAATGGGTATTCTTAACGGTCAGTCTCTTATCAAGACTGCACAAGCACGTCGCACAGCGACTAAGGTTCGCTTAGGATCTGGACAAGATCTAGGTATGTTTAACCGCGTTATTAAGCGCAACGATCAAGAGTATTTCAAGACTCGTCTTGCTGCAGTTGAAGGTCAATCAGGTGCAATTGATGACCTTGTTAAAAAGGGTATTCTAAAAGAAGAAGATGTCATAAGTTATCGCAATATGACACCACAGCAAAAGTTAACTCAACGCCGTATTATTATGGCAGAGGCTTTTATGAAGGACAAGATTGACGATGTTGCTAACGCTGATATCTTGGAAAAGGTACCATCACACATCAAGGACTTCGTTAAGTACGGTAACCTGAACTCGCTATTGCGTGGAGCGGGTGAAGGTGCATCTAATGCAATCAACGGACTTAACGCTTCTTCACGTGCGGTAGCAACTGCAGACCGTAACGGTAAGACGATAGCACTTTCTTTCAATGACACTGCGATGCGTCCAATTGGTGGAAGCCCAATCGTTCAAAGATCTCTTATTGACGACCAAGGCAAACTTGCCTGGGGTTGGAATATCCTTATCCGTGGAACTGATGATGTCGGTCAACGCGGCATTCAACTCTTTGACGATAAGATTACACAAGAAGATTTTGTAAAAGAACTAGCACCATACATTGATTCACTTGGTGATGGATTAAAGTCTGACCTTATCCGATACTCAGATGATACCTACACATCGCAGCAGCACGCTGCTGCAATCTATGATGACCTAAAGAATCTCTTTAGTCGTCAAGATGGTAAGTCTGTTAATATGGATTTACTAGGTAAGATCCGTAAAGTTGATGAAAACGGCAAGGCGTTCATCGATCTAGAAGACTTTAACCTAGAAGATCTGCCAACAAACATTGAAGATCTACCAGCATCTATTGCAGGTCCACAGTTTATCCCAGTGATGGAAAGTAAGAACATCTTTACTGACCTATCTAAGCGTGGATGGACTTGGATGGGTGAGTCAAACGCACGTTTCTCACGTGAACCATTGGTAGTTAACGCTGCAGTTCGCTACTATGATGACTTAAACGCACCTGGTGGCTACGCAGAAGACTTAATCAAGCAGTACACCAATGGGATTACAGACCCTGCAGCACGTGCAGCAGCAACAGATGCTGCAAAGTCACAGGTTGTACGCATATCTGAAGAACTTGCACTGGAATCTACGCTTGCATTTGTGGATAACCCTGCACTTCGTACACAGTTAGCGTGGTCTGCACGTAACTTTGCTCGTTTCTACCGTGCAACTGAAGACTTCTATCGTCGTTTGTACCGTACTGCCAAGTATAACCCAGAGGCTATACAGAAAGCAGCACTAACCTATGAAGGTGTAACACATTCTGGGTTTATACAGAAGGATGACCAGGGTGAAGCGTACTTTATCTACCCAGGTTTGGCTCCTGTATACGGTGCGATGAAGAAAGCACTAGATGTATTCGGTCTTGGAGATTCATTTGTTGCACCAATGCCACTAGAATTCAGCGGAAAGTTAAAGATGCTCACACCATCTTTTGATCCTGAGTCTTGGGCACCAACATTCTCTGGTCCATTAGCAGCAGTACCAATGAAGTTGGTTTATTCTGTAGTTCCATCTCTTGCTAAGTCAGAGAATGCAATTATGGCTCGCGCTGGTAAGGAACTTGGTTCAGTACAGCGTGCAACTTTAGGTCCTATTGGTGAAGATCAGGGACTTCTTGCTTCAATGATGCCAGCACACGTTAATAGATTCCTTGCTCGTCTTAATAAGGATGAGCGTGAGTCACAATACGCATCAGCATTCCGCAAGGCTGTAACATATCTTGAAGCAGCAGGTGCAACACCAGGTGCTGATGCATCTCCAGGTGAGATTAAGGATTATCAAGAAGCATTAGAATCAAGCGTACAAAGTATTCTTAGTGTGCGCTTTGTTGCAGGTTTCTTTGCTCCAGCAAGCCCATCTATATCTCTAAAATCAGATATGGCTGAGTGGGCACGAGATAACGGTAGCGTTAACTTCAAGCAGACCTGGAATAAACTGATTAGCAAGTACGCAGAGCAAGGATCTGAAGATCCTTACGGCGAAGCAATGGCTGACTGGGTTAAGTTCTTCCCTAAGCAGGTTCCATTTACTGTTAATGAGTCAGATCCGCAGGTATTGCCATACTTCCAGTCCAGTAATGCAGCATCAAAGTGGGTAGAAGATAACCGTGCTTTGGTTAAGAAGTACCCACAGGGTTCAGCATTCTTGATTCCAAACACTGGTGAGTTTACCTACGATGCATACCAGACACTGATGAACAATGGCTATCGCCAGAAGAAGTTGATTGGTGATTACCTCAAGGAAGTATCAGTAGCCAAGGACGAGCAGATTTACTACTCACAAAAGGCTATCCGTGATGAAGCCTTGACTGGAGTAGTTAGTGATCGTCAGCGAGTAATCATTAACGATAACTGGCAGGCTTGGTCAAAAGAATTTCTAACAGCACGTCCATTGCTCCGTATGGAGTTTGCTAGTGCAGCAGAAAACACCATCAAGCGTGACGCAGCATTTGCTGATTTGCGTGAGATGATTACAGAACCAAACCTTACAGGACCTACTATCAGCCGTTTGCGAGATATGGTGCGTGAGTATGACGAGTATGAAGTACTCACTACTACTCAGTACAATTCAAACTCAGACCGTGATATTAGAGTGCGTAAGTCATACAAAGAATCATTACGACTACGCTTGCAGGAAATTGCAGCAGGGGATCCTAGTGCGATATCCACATACAGCGTTCTATTTAGCAGATTGATTGGTGAATAATGGCAGAAACATTTATACCTTTTGACCCAAAGAAGGTACCATCAACATCCATTATTACAGGTGGCACGACATCAAAGACCAAGCGATACCAGGGTTCTACCCTTGTAGATGTTGTTGTATCTGAGCCAACATTTGCAAATCCAAATCAACTGCTTGCAGATTTTGAAGGATTTACTCCTGACTACCGCAAGGCTTTGTCACAGAAGTTAAAGGCTGCTGGCTATTACCGTGGTGATGTTACTGGTAAGCCAACTCTAAAGTTGCAAGAAGCATACTTTACTGCTTACGAAGATCTTAATGCCTATACACGCGACAGATTCACACGTCTTCCTGGTGCAGCACAACAGACTACACCTGTGGATAACCTTGAAACATTTTTATCTAACCAGATAACAGATGACGGTAGCGGTTCTGACAAGATTACCAAGATCCAGCAACAAAGAAAACTTAGCCCAGATAGTATCGAAGCAAGCATTGATAAAGTATTCCGTGACCTAACAGGTTCTGGTGCATCTCAAGCACAAATTGCCAAGTACACAAAGAATATTCAGAAGCAGTTGGCTGATCCAAAGAACCTTGCTCAAACTGAGTACAAGAATATGGGTGGTGGCGTACAACGCCAGATCACAACAGAGGCAGCGTTTAGTCCAGAGGCATACCTTATCGAAGAGGTATCTAAGGGTGATCCTGCTAAGGCAAGTAGCGTTATGGGATTCTATGAAGTATTCAACAAGTTCATTGGGAGAGGCTAATGGCAGAGACATTAAAGCAGACCCAAGATAAGTTACAGTCAGAGATTGCTGGGCTTCTTAATCAAGCAGCAAAAGAAGACGATATTGCTAAGAAGGCTTCCTTAAAGTCTAAGGCTCAAGAACTTAATAAAAAACTCAAGCAACTTAAAGAAGAGTCCAGTTTAGAAAAGAACTTATCTGTAGTTCAAAAGGCTCAAAGAGAACTTGATCGTCTTAATGCTTTAGATCCTGGCACACCTGGTGTTGCACCTTCTATCTCTGCACAAGAGAAGATCATTGCAGATGCTACTAAAAAGGGCTTGCCTAAGCCAGAGCCAAAGGTTACAAAAAAACCTGAACCTAAAGTTAAGCCAAAGGCTGAGGTAGTAACAGAAGAAGTAATTGCCAAGCCAAAGCCCAAGCCATCAGCAAAGCCAAAACCAGATGCTGTTATTCCTGCTGGGTTTAATGTAGGAACATTCCGTCAAGCCGATGAAGCATCTATGGCTAAGGTAAACAAGACTGGCACTTTAACTGCTACTGGCAATGAAGATATCAATGCTATTTATGATCTTGCTAGATCTAAGTATGGCAACGTAGATTCTATTTTCTTGTATGATCCAGAACTAAAAAAGATTCTTATTGATGCTGTTGGTGATCCAGCAACTGCTAAAGACGATATGGAAGAGACAGAGTTTCTTCGTCGTCTTAATGCATCTGAATGGGCTATCCGCAATGCAGGAACATATCGTGCACGTGATGCACAACGCAGAGAGTATACAGAGACTCTTGACAAGTACACAAGACAATTAGAGATGGCTGATACCCAAGACAAGAAAGATGTAATCCTTTCTAAGATTGGACAACTAAAGACCACATCTGCTTATGCTCGTGGACTTGAATCTGCTAAGGCTTACATCGAAGCGACTGCTTCGGGTCTTACTGGAACTATGTCACCTGAGCGCCTTGACGCATTTGTCAAGCGTATGTATGACTCAGCCAATGACAAAGATCCAAATATCATTAACCGTGAATTGGCTGCACTTGTATCTTACAAGCCTGGTATGCAACTAGGTGGAGCGGTAGGTGGAGATCTAACAACTCTTCGTGCTACAGCACGTGCTAATGGATTTGACCTAGACACATCATTTGGTTCTAGTATCAATGACTGGTTACAGCGTCTTGCCAAGGGTGAGTCTATTGAGACATTCAAGAACACTATCCGTGGTGCTGCTAAGTTAGGTCTACCAGACAAGGTAGCAAACCTATTAGACCAAGGACTAGACCTCAAAGATATCTATGACCCATACAAAAAGGTTATGGCATCTGTGCTAGAAGTAGCACCTGATTCAATTAGCCTAGACGATAAGACATTACGTATGGCTATTGGTCCTGAGAAAGAAATGTCTATCTATGATTTCCAGCGCACACTCCGTAAGGATCCACGCTGGCAGTACACAAACAATGCACGAGAAGAATCATCTGATGCAGTGCTAGGAGTTCTTCGTAACTTCGGATTCCAGGGGTAAATAAATGGCTGACCAATTTTCAACGGACCTCAATGCTATTTCTAAGAGTAGTAAAGAAGTTATTGCTGCTAATGCTAAATCTCAAGGGATGACTGCTGAGGAATATCTTGAATCACGTGGTGGTCTTAACCCAGTTACTTCAATGTATGGCGACTCATATAATCCAAACTTTGATCTTAATGATGCCGAATATAGAGCAGCACTTGCTGGTAAATCTGGATTAGATAGAGGTAAAGCGTTAAACGCAGCAAGAGCGGCAAAAGTTCAAGGGTACATAGATGCTAACCCAGATTCACCAGAAGCAATTGCGGCTGCAGATGATCTTGCAATGTCAAATTTTCAATCAGGATCTGGCTCTTCCAATGTAAGTGGATTAACATATGCAGATCAACTTGCTGCAAATGCATACTCAGATCAAAAAAAAGAGGACCGCAGATCCGCTTTTGATTTACTGTATTCAGAGTTTAAGCAGTACGGATTAGAAGCGCTAGTAACGCCATTAAAATCTTTGATTGAAGAAGGTGTATCTCCATCGGAGTTTACGCTTCGTCTACGTGAGACAGATGCCTACAAGAAGCGCTTTGCTGCTAATGCACAGCGTGTGGCTAAGGGATTACGTGCGTTATCTGAGGCTGAATACATTGGTACTGAAGATCAATACCAAGACGTAATGCGCCGCTATGGTTTACCAGAGTCCTATTACACAAAGGGTGAAATGGGTATCCAGACTGGATTCGAGAAGTTCTTAGCAGGAGATGTATCTGCAGTAGAACTAGAAGACCGCATCCAGACAGCAAACAATCGTGTGGTTAACTCTAACCCAGAAGTTGCTAAGGCACTTAAAGAATTTTATCCTGGTATCTCTAATGGAGATATCTTGGCTTATGTACTAGATCCAGCCAACGCTATTGAAAACATTAAGCGTAAGGTAACTGCTGCTGAAATCGGTGGTGCTGCTACACAAGCAGGACTCAAGGCTGGTATGACTCGTGCAGAAGAACTTGCTGCTGCAGGTATTACTAAGGCCCAAGCACAGCAAGGATTCCAGACAGTTGCAGAGGTTGCACCACGTGGTGGTGTACTTGCAGATATTTACAAGCAGGATCCATACACGCAGACAACAGCAGAGCAGGAAGTCTTTGGACTTGCTGGATCAGTAGATGCTGCAAGGCAGCGTAAGAAACTGACACAACTAGAAACTGCCGCATTTAGCGCCAGTGCTGGAACAGGAGCAATAGCACGTGATCGTGCTGGTGCCTTCTAAATAACAAGCCTGCCAATGGGACGACTGGTCCGTTGGAGTGAGATTAAAACCAGTAGCAAGAGCCACACCACTTTCCCCAAGGTGAATGTGAGGCTTGCGTCAATCTAACAAGAATGGGAGAAGGACCTATGTCCAACTATGACTACGAGGATGATGACTTCGATACGGACTCATCAGGCAATGACCTTGTAAAACAACTGCGTAAGGCTACTAAGCAAAAAGACAAGGAACTGTCCGAACTAAAGGCACAGTTTGAAAGTCTTAACAAAGCGCAAAGAGAACGAGCAATCAAAGATGCCCTCGCAAGTCGCGGGGTAAACAGCAAAATTGCTGCATTTATCCCACAGGATATAGACCCAACTGAAGAGTCTGTATCTAAATGGTTAGAAGATTACTCCGATGTATTCGGAATTGAATCTAACCAAACCCAGGCAACACCTAATGTAGATCCAGCACAGGCTGCTGCATATAAGCGTATGACTAATGCTGTCGAATCAGGAGCATCTCCTGAACACAACGACAACATTATGCAGAAACTTATGAATGCAAACAGTCGTGAAGAACTGGATGAAGTCATTAGATTGTCTGGACTCTAATCCGATCCTAACGAAAGGCTAGACCAGAAATGGCAACCCCTCAAGGTACCCCTACCACCACGTCTAGCATCAGCAACCTCGTACAAGCAGCATACGATCAGTATGTAAGAATGGCACTACGTTCCATTCCTGTTATGCGTTCACTTGCAGATGTTAAGCCAGTGCAACAGGCAATGCCAGGATCATCAGTTGTTTTCTCAATCTACTCAGATTTGGCTCAGGCTACTTCTACATTGACAGAAACATCAGATGTATCAAGCATTGCTCTAGGTAACCCATCACAGGTTACAGTAACACTGAACGAATACGGCTCAGCAGTTACAACAACAAAGAAGTTAAACCTAACTTCATTCAACGATGTTGACTCAGCACTTGCTGACATCATCGCTTACAACGCAGCAGACTCTATTGACAATGTTGTAGGTCAGGTTCTATCCGCAGGACAGAACGTAATCTACTCAAACGGTCCATCAGGAACTGCTCCAACATCATCAGCAACAGTTCTACCAGTAGACACAATGACAGTATCGGATATCCGTAACGCTGTTGTTTCACTACGCACAAACAAGGCATTGCCTCGTATGGGTGAACTATATGCTGCATACCTACATCCACGTCAGTCAGCCGATCTTCGTGCTGAAACTGGTACAGGTGGATTCCAGGAACTAACAAAGTACGTTGAGCGTACACCGTTCGTTGCTGGTGCAGTAGGCGTTATCGAAGGCGCTTTCATTGTTGAGACACCACGTGTTCTTAACGGTCTAAAGTTGGCTACAGGTATCACACCTACAGTTGCAATCACAAACGTCGCTTTGACATCTAACGTAGTAACTATTACTACAGCAGTTGCTCACGGTCTTGGCGTAGGTCAGGTTGTAACAGTTGCTGCTACTACAAACACAGCAGTTAACGGCACATTCACCATCACAGGTGTAGCGTCAACAACATTTACTTATGCTCTTGCAGGAAGTGCTATCACTTCTGTTGCAGACACAGGTACTGTTACATTCACCAACAACTACCGTGCGATTATCGCAGGTCGTGAAGCATTGGCTGAAGCACAGGCTGCAGATATCTCAACCGTTATCGGTCCAGAGATCGACGCACTACGTCGCTTCCGTACAATCGGTTGGTACTACTTCGGAGGCTTTGCACGTCTTCGTGAAGCGGCTCTATTCCGCATTGAGTCATCTGCAACAAACGGATAATTCAGATAGTGCAACGGCAGGGGGAGGGGAAACTCTCCCTCTGTCACTTATGAAAGGTTGGATATGCCATACACACTAGTAACTCCGTACCAGTGGCAAACGTGGGGAACAGGGTATAACGAGTTCACTCCATACTCACGCCTTGCTGGTCGTCGCTTTAATGGTGGAACTATTAACGGACCTATTCCAATCAGCCTTACTGATGTTGCTCGCGGTCAGACATTGATCGTTAATGGAACTCAGGTAACTATTACTTTAACACCTAGCCAAGATGAATTAGCAGCAGCAAGTTACTATTTCCTTGGTGGTCACGAGTATGTACTCAGTGATTACCAGGCACAAGTTCTTATTGATGCTGGCTACGGCGAATATGTGACACCAATAGTATGAGTTTACATAGACGCACAACCCACCTTGAGTATGTCGAAGGATGCTTCGGCTGCAAGGTAGGCGAACTAGAACTAAGCGTTGGCGTTGCTAACCACAGAGGTATACCTACTGCAAAGCAACACGATAAAGAACTACAGTCCTATTACGATGCAACGCGTCAAGGTATAGAACCACGCTCAACAAAGAGTAAAGATATAGATGCAGCAGTCCAACTTTCCAACGAGGCTGGTAAGGCTTTCGATGGGATCTCAATGACCTTCAAGAACTAAGGAGATAACAATGCCAAACGTAGACGGAAAGAAGTTTCCATACACAGCAAAAGGTAAGATGGATGCAAAGATGGAAATGAAAAAGAAGATGATGAAGAAGGCAGCCATTAAGAAGATGGGAAAGAAGAAGTGATGAAGAATTCAGAAAACGGCAAGATGGATGATATGGGCTTAGAAGAAGATCTAATGCCTTACCCATCAATGGATAAGCAATATCCAAACGCAGCAAAGTATTCATCTTATGAGTCAGTCCAGACAGGTGCAATGGGCAAGGCTGCCAAGTAATGAAGAAGGCAGCACAGAAGAAAAAGGTTGCCAAGGTAATGCGTGAGTTTAAGGCAGGCACTCTTAACTCTGGTTCTAGTAGAGGACCAGTAGTAAAGAACAAGAAGCAAGCAGTTGCTATCGCTTTGTCTCAAGCAAAGATGGCTAAGAAGAAGTAATGGCTAAGTCTCCAGCGTGGCAAAGAGCAGAGGGCAAGAACCCAAAGGGTGGCCTCAACGCAAAGGGTCGTGCCTCTGCCAAAGCGCAGGGGATGAACCTCAAGCCTCCAGTCAAGAAGGCTGAGGCTGCTAAGTCTCCAAAGTCTGCAGGACGACGTAAGTCTTTCTGTGGTCGTATGTGTGGGATGAAAGCAAAGAACACTTCTAGTAAGACTGCTAGAGATCCGAACTCAAGAATTAACAAGTCACTTCGTGCCTGGGATTGTAGTTGCAAATGAAAAAGAAAGCAGCATTTTGGGATAAACCAAACCCCAACAAAAAGTCAAAGCCTTTAACGCCAGAGCAAAAGAAACAAGCAAAGGCAAGAGCCAAAGCAGCAGGACGACCATATCCAAATCTAGTAGATAACGCTGCAGCAAAGAAAACCAAGAAGAAGTAAAGGAGATATAGGTGGCACTAGGAACATACGGCACGACGTTATTAGATGAACTTAATCGTTTGGCTAATGGTGGCACCTATAGAGCACCAGGAGCGATGGTTGGCGAAGCCCTTGCTGCAAAGCAATGGGCAACCCAACGCTCAGTAACTACAAATTACACAGACACAGTAGGGATTCTTAATGCGATTGCGGGTAGGACTGGTAATAGTCGTCTTGACTATAATGGCGTATGCAATCTCCTCGCTAGCACTTTTCAATTACCTGCAGCGCAGGCTCTCAGAGCGGTGTCATCTTGAGTGCTAAATATAACTTGGTCTGTGACCAAGCAACTACATTTAATTTTCAGTTCCAGATCAAGAACGATTCAACGCCTTGGAACTTAACTGGCTATACAGGAGTTATGACTGTCCGTCCATTCGTTGGTGCTCAAACTACAACTGTAGTTGCATCTACTGCTAATGGTCGTATGGTTCTTACTGCGTTGACTGGTCGTATCAACGTCACACTCAGTGCAGCAACTACTGGAGATATTGCAGCAGGTCGTTACTCTTACGACCTAGTACTAGATTCTGGTTCAGAAGTTACTCGTATTCTTGAAGGTAAATTTATTGTGACAGGAGCGGTAACAACTTGACCACAATTCTAGTTATTGAAAACATCACACCACAAGTTGGTGTAGAACTTTCGCAAGACCAAGGCCCACAAGGATCTCCAGGTGTTACTGGACCAACAGGGCCTACTGGCCCTGCGGGATCAACAGGAGCCACTGGCTCAACAGGGGCAACAGGTGCCACTGGTGACACTGGTGCGACAGGAGCAACAGGTGATACAGGAAGTACTGGACCGACTGGCCCGACGGGTGCCACTGGTCCTAATGGAGCCACGGGTGACACAGGACCTACAGGCCCAACGGGTCCAGCGGGAGCAACAGGTCCAGCAGGACCTACAGGTGTTACAGGAGCAACGGGAGATACTGGACCTACGGGACCAGTTGGAGCAACTGGAACAACAGGAGCAACAGGTGCGACAGGACCTGCAGGAGCGACTGGCCCACAAGGTGCCACAGGCGTAACAGGAGCCACAGGTGACGTTGGACCAACAGGTGTAACGGGCGCTACAGGCCCTGCAGGGGCTACAGGACCCGTCGGAGCGACAGGTTCACAAGGTGTTACAGGAGATATTGGTCCGACAGGACCTGCTGGTGCAACAGGCCCAGTAGGTGCAACGGGACCGCAAGGAGTTACAGGTGATATTGGGCCTACTGGTGTTACTGGTGCCACTGGCCCTGTTGGGGCTACTGGTCCTGTTGGAGCGACTGGACCGATAGGAGCAACTGGCCCTGCTGGAGTTGATGGCGCTACAGGACCGACTGGTCCAGTTGGTGCTACTGGTGCTACTGGACCATCGGCCCTAACAACTAAAGGTGACGTAGCCACATTTTCTACAGTGGTGACACGTCTACCAGTTGGTGCTAATGCAACAGTTTTAACAGCCGACAGCACCCAAGCAACAGGATTAAAGTGGGCAGCAGCAGCGTCAGATCCAACACCGACTGTTTTGATGCTAGGTGGGATGTAGGATTCTCGTATGAGATTCCACGTTATTAGCCTGCCCCATACACAGACAACTAAAGAGTACGTCAACTGCGCTTATACCGAAAAGGTTAGGCGCTTTTGTATGATGATGAAAGGGTTAGGCCATACGGTCTATCTCTATGCTAGTGAAGATAACGAAGCCCCAGTAGATGAACTGATTACCTGTATCACTAAAGAGCAACAGCAAGAGGCTTTAGCAGGTAAACACTTTACAGAAGCAGCCTTTGATAATAACCTACCACACTGGCAAATCTTTAATAGCAAGGCTATTGAAGAACTAGGCAAGCGCTTAGAACAGAAAGATTTTATCTGCGTTATCGGTGGTGCTTCTCAGAAGCCTATCGCAGATGCTTACCCGAACCACATAACCGTAGAGTTTGGTGTGGGTTACGGTGGAGTATTTAGCAAGTACAGAGTCTTTGAATCATACGCTTGGATGCACAGCATCTATGCAATGTTTAAGAATCCAACTGTAGTAGATGGTAACTTTTATGATGCGGTAATACCTGGGTATTTAGAACCAGAGATGTTTCCGCTACAAGAGAAGAAAGAAGATTACTACCTATACGTGGGTCGTATGATAGATCGTAAGGGCATAGTTATTGCCCAGCACGTATGTAAAGAACTAGGACTTAAACTGATTATGGCAGGACCTGGTAAAGATCCAAAGATTGAGTATGGCGAATGGGTAGGACCAGTTGGTCCCGAAGAGCGAGCAAAGTTAATGGGCGGTGCTACTGCCTTATTTGCACCAACGCTATACATAGAACCTTTTGGTAACGTCGTTATCGAAGCACAGGCCTGTGGAACTCCAACGATTACCACAGACTGGGGAGCGTTCACAGAAACTAATCCTAATGGAGTTACTGGATACCGTTGTAGAAATGCAATGGAGTTTGCAGCAGCAACAGAATGGGTTAAAGATTTAGACCCAGTAGCAATACATAAGCGAGCAGTGTCCTTGTACTCCTTGGATGCTATCGCACCACAATACGAACAGTACTTTGCAAGACTGCTAACTCTATGGGGAGATGGCTGGTATGAAAGGAAATAAATGCCAACACTTGACGAACTGGTAGACGAAGTAAAGGCTAACCTACAAGGTTACGCACTTCGTCAGGACCGCATCACCTATGTTGCCAACCCTGCTGGTTTAACAACCACCAGCACTGAAATTACTGTTGGCTCTGGAGGAAACCTTGCTAAAGGTATTATCGAAATTGATTCTGAACTTATCTGGATTGATTCATTCGACAAGGCCAATAACGTACTCAATGTTATCCCAGGCTTTGGTCGTGGATATCAAGGAACTACAGCATCACCTCACGCACAGTATGCGCCAGTAACTCTATCTCCAACCTTCCCGCGTAACTCTATTAAGAAGGCTATTAACGATACGATCAACAGTTTCTATCCGAAGTTGTGGATTATTAACTCTTATACATTTACCTTTAACGCATCTCAGGTTACATACCCACTACCAGATGATGTTGAGGGTGTCCTATTTATCTCTTGGCAGACAACAGGTTCTAGCCAGGAATGGCTACCAGTAAATCGCTGGCGCTTAGATGGTATGGCTAATGCTGCTACCTTCAATACAAACAATACACTTAACATCTATGAGAACGTACAACCTGGTCGTACTATTCAGGTTTGGTATACAGCCACGCCAAATACACTTGATGCCAACACAGATGATTTTGCTGACGTGTCTGGTCTACCAGATTCTTGTAAGGATGTTGTCGTACTTGGAGCCGCATACAAACTACTGTCTTATCTTGACGCTGGACGAATCAATCTCTCTTCGGCTGAGGCAGATCTAAACGATAGCAAGTTGCCATCATCGGCAGGTGCTGCAGCATCTCGTTATATCTTTGCTCTCTATCAACAGCGACTTAATGAAGAAGCGTTGAAGTTGGCAGACAAGTATCCAATCCGTATTCACTACACCCGCTAGGTAAGGAAAGCAAATGACTCGTAAGTATTCGTCCATCAGCGTTGAGACAACGCTGGCTACGGGAATCTCTAACAGCGCAACTTCTATGACAGTTGCATCTGGTGCAGGTTCTGCCCTTATGGGTGGTGTAACCCTTGCACCAGGCAACACAGACATCTTCACAGTTGCACTCGATGTAGATACACAGAACGAAGAAGTCGTCTATATCACGCAAGTATCTAGCGATACATTTACCATCGTTCGTGGTCAGGCAGGTACTTCTGCTATCTCACATAGTGGCGGTGCTACGGTCAAGCACGTACTAACCAGTGCTGATCTTAACTTTTATACAGCAGGTGTGGCTACAGCAGATGCAGCAATCCCTGAGACAGTAGTAACTGCCAAGGCAGACTTACTCGTTGCCAGCGCAAGTGGTGTAGTAGATAACCTTGCCGTGGGAACTGATGGACAAGTCTTGACAGCAGATGCAACCCAAACACTAGGCGTCAAATGGGCAGCAAGTACAGGCGGAGGCGCTTCAGTCTCTGACTCACTGATGCTTATGGGCGGATAACAAACTAACCAAACAACTAATAAGGAGAAATAAATGCCAACAACTTACAAAGTGCTTGGTCAGTCAAACCCAAGTGCCACAACCCTAACAACGCTATACACAGTACCAGCAGCAACAGCATCAGTAATCTCATCTATCTCAGTAGCAAACCTAACAGCAACTGCAGCAACGTTCCGTATTGCAATTCGCCCAGCAGGAGCATCTATTACTAATGCTCACTATCTAGGCTATGACATTACAGTCG